GCAGGAGCTCCGTCAACAATGGCGAGAGCAAGATTTCCGCTTCACTAAAGAACAGCAGGAACAATATGATATGCTGTTGCAAGCACGAAAGGAACGAGTCGCATGGTTCTATGAAGTAGACCGAGTGCAGAAAGGTCCGAAAGTTTCTATTAAGAAAGAGACAGAGGAAGACCAAGACAGTTGAACAAGTGGCACAGAGTTGCTCCCAGGGGTATCTCTGTGCCATAATATGTAAATGGGAATGAGCAGCGCCCTAAAGACTCTCCCAACTACAAAAGAGGTTATTATGAACGTCGCAACAGTTAACACTGCTATTCTGATCGGTAAGTTCGCATTGAATGATGGAACTTCCAAGGCACGACTGAAACTCAACTATGAGAACCTTCCTAAAGAAGTTCTCAAAGATGATGCTGGTCGTGTATATCTTCTCGTCAAGAATGGGGAGATCATGAAGATCGGTGGCAGTGTCTCTAAAGGTGGTATCAAGTCCACGATGTCTTTCTATGTGTCTGCTAACACTGGACGCCCTTCGATTCGTTCCTTCGGTATCAATCAACTGGTATATGAAGCAGTAACGAGAGGAGAGGAAGTATCTGTCTACATGATTACTTCTGAACAAGTATCTGCTCCTGTCAAGGGACTTTTTGGAACAGAGCAAATGTCAATCTCTGCATTTAAGGAAATGGAAGAGAAGTGCATTGCCGATTATGTTGCCTCTGAAGGTAACTTTCCTGCCTGGAACTATCAGGAAGCAGGTAAAGCGTGGGAGCAGTACATTCAAGAGGAACATGCTACCATTCTGACCGCAACTGCTTCAAAGTAAACATCTGTAACTCCCTCTTGACTTTTTGGTCAGGAGGGTTTATTATTACAACACTTGCTAAAAATTATGTCTATTATTGATAATGTTATTCAACATGATGAAGTATCTGAATCCCTGAAAAATTATCTGGATAATTTGACTCACGTTGAACTATCATTGTATCATGGCATTCTTTCATACGAGTTGTTTGTAGAAATTCAATCTTGGATTAAACAAAGGAGAGAAGATTTAAGAGTAGATAAGTCCAAGACTAATCATATGAATGCGTTAAAAGATCCTCATTTGATTGTCGCACTTGGTCTTCTCACAGAAGATGATTATGATGATGATGGTAAATTGCACAAAAAAGGATCAGTCTTCATACTTGATGCAAACACCCGTAAATGGAAATGGGTGAATGGTTATCTGAGTAGATTACCTCAGAGATTATCCGGACATGTATATAAGAAAGAAACTCTAAAAGAGTTGCATAGCATATACTTAACCTACGATTCTCCTGATGCTTGTGAAACAACTGGTGAAGCATTGACTGGTCAATATAGAGTTTTGGGGTGGAATCCTACGTCACCAAAGTTTATTGATGGACAAATAGGAACTGCGCTTAATTTTGCATCAATGTGGACTTATGGTGCTCCTCAATATGGAACTAACAAAGGCAAAAGTTCCGTTGAAGTTGGTGACTCTGAGACAAAAAGAGAGCAAGAAATGTTAATTGCAGGATTGCAATTAAATTATTTTTTGCCGGAACTCAAATACTTAGATAAATTTAATCTTAAGAAGCAAAAAGGTATTGATCCACCTTTATTGACTGCATTGCTCGCAGCATCTAAGGCGTTCAAAGGGGATAAACATTTTGAAGACCTGATAGTAAAATTGAATAACAGAGAGTTTTTTCAAGGTTCAACCACAAATGCTCTAGGTAAGATTATGATGGCAGCAATGCAATACACTGATGAAGTGTATATCAGAGGTGGTGAAGCAAAATATGCAACTTATCGTAAAGCATATAATTTTTATCTCTATTGGATTGAACGATATGTTAAAAATCAGTCAGATCGTGAAACTGGTAAGAACCTAAAGGGTAGACAAGGTGGTTACGATGGTGATATGATTATTAGACCCAATGGACAAAAAAATCGTAAATGGTCTGACGATAAGATCTCTTATGGTAAAGAGTTCAATCAAAATTACATTGCACCATTGGATTCTTCTTATCTAAATCAAATTTTTAACACAGGAAATGAAGACGCCAATTAGATATGCTGGCGGTAAGTCTAAGGCATATAAAATCATAACTGAATATATTCCTAAACTCCCATATCCTAATCGAATCATCTCCCCCTTTATTGGGGGAGGTTCTTTAGAATCAAAGTGGTCATCAGAACTTGACATCCCCGTGTATGGATTTGACATCTTTCATGCACTCGTAAACTTCTGGAATGTACTGTTAGATTCACCTAATGAGTTTGCAGATGCACTTCAAAAGTTGACTCCTACCAAGGAGAACTATGCTGAGATCAAAGAGAACTTAGTGCGGTGGGATTATACTCAAGAGATGCTCAAAGATTGGAGCACAGATCACTACAAACGTGAACCAATTCAATTAGATAACATCACTGCTGCCGCATATTACTACTTCAACCATAATCTTTCTTATGGTCCGATGTATATGGGGTGGATGAGTAAGATCTACGAAAGTCAAACAAAATGGGATAAGATGGTTAATTACATCAGGTCTTATCGCAATCCTAATCTGCATGTAGAGGAGCAAACTTTCGATCAGGTTATTCCAAACTATCCAGATGATTTGATCTACTTAGATCCTCCATATTATCTGGATAAAGACTCCGACAACAAAATGTTGAAGGGGATGTATCCTAATTGCAACATTGATGTTCATCACAAAGGATTTGATCATGAAAAGTTGAGAGATCAGTTACACAATCATAAAGGTAGTTTTATTCTCTCTTACAATAATTGTGAAACGATCCGTGAATACTATTCTGACTTTGAGTTATACTATCCTGAATGGCATTATTCATATCAAGCAGGAGAAACAAGAGTTGGTAAGTATAAGAAGGAACGTGGAGTAGATCATAACAAAAAAGAGTCTCACGAGATTCTAATTGTCAAAGTGTGACACTCTTTGTTCTGTCCACCACCTCTTGACCGGGGTGGTGTTTTTCTGTATATTATATTCATTGATACGAGATACATGCTCACCCTTCGTCCACATCAGCAACGTATCATTGATCGTATGCTTGCATACAACAAAGGTCAGATTATTGTGCCCACGGGTGGTGGCAAAACTCTCACCATGATTGTTGACACTCAGCGTCGTCATGATGCTATCAACAACGGCACCACCACAGTTGTTGTTGCTCCCCGTATTTTGCTGGCAGAACAACTGTGCTCTGAGTTTCTGGAGATTATTGATACCTCTCACACACATGTGATGCATGTTCATAGTGGTGAGACTCATCACTTTAGCAGCACCAAAGCAGACAAAATTCACATGTTTGCTACCACTGCAAGAACTGCGGGTGAGAATGTTATCATCTTCACCTCTTACAACTCTCTTCAGCGTATCGTTGATGCTGACATTGAGGTCAACACGATCTACTTTGACGAGGCACATAACAGCGTCAAGCGTAACTTCTTCCCTGCCACTGAGTTCTTTGCAGAGAATGCAGATCGTTGCTATTTCTATACAGCAACACCAAAACATTCTCTGACGCCTAAGAAACCAGGGATGAATTGGTCTGTTTATGGTCAAGTTCTTGCCAACATTCCTGCTCCTGAGTTGGTTGAGGGTGGTTATATTCTCCCTCCTAAAGTTGTGGTCAAGAAACTTGATATTATCAAGGGTCGCAAGGTCATGTATGCAGAGGATTGTGACAACCTGCTGGAAACTATCGATGACAACAACATCGACAAGACTCTGATTTGTGCTCGCACCACAAAGCAAATCATGGGTCTTATCTCTCAGTCTGATTTCTGCCTGGAGCTCAACAAACGCGGATATTCTTGGATGACGATTACATCTAAAACTGGTGCAATCATCGACGGCAAGAAAGTTGACCGCGAGAAGTTCTTCGATACGTTGAACGCTTGGGGCAAAGATGCTACCAAGAAATTTGTAGTTATCCACCACTCTATTCTGTCTGAAGGTATCAATGTCAGCGGACTGGAGGCAGTTATCTTTATGCGTAACATGGACTATATTGGCATCAGTCAGTCTATCGGTCGTGTAATTCGTTTGGGTAGCACTGAGAAGACTTTTGGTCTTGTTTGTATTCCTACCTACGACACAGTTGGTATCAGCACTGCCAAGAAAGTTCAGGCAGTCGTTGATGTTGTCTTTAATCAAGGTCAACCTGCTATCAGTGAAATTCGTCGTTAATATGGCACATCATTCTGTTCTCCGTATTGTTAAAAAATCTTGGACTGCTGGATTTGGTAAGGATAAATCAAAGGGAAACTATACAGTAGCCCAGAAAGAAATGGAACTGGAGATAACATGGAAAGATACCATGAATCCACAATTTATTCCATTTATTGATGAACATGGTCATCAAGGGATGAAAGTAATAATCACACACCAGTGTGCCAGTTGATTGAAGTGTCCACCATTTGACCACAGCACTCCAATCTCATGTATATTAAAGAAGTGGAGGGGAGACCCGACACAACACACCGAGAGGCACAACAATAAGTGGGATCGACAAACTGATCCCCGCCTCTCACACATTCTCTCT